CTTGGCATTCTCATAAACCTTGGCATCCCCATAAACCTTGGCATCCCCATAAACCTTGGCATTCCCAGAAACCTCGGCATTCCCAGAAACCTTGGCATCTCCAGAAACCCAGGCATTCCCAGAAACCTTGGCATTCTCATAAACCCAGGCATTCCCATAAAGTTGATGTTTACTTTCAATCCACCCACCAATATCGCCCCTTTTAACCCCACAAGGAAGATTTTTAATGGCTTGAATTTGATTGAAAGTAATACCAAATTCTACTTTAGTTTTTCCAGTAAATTTAAAATGTTTTTCCATTTTTAACTCCTTACTTTTTTCTAAATACTTATTGCAATATTTGGACCACAAATAACCCAGCCACAAACAATACAGAAAGTATGATTAAAACTGTTAACATATTAGTCTTTTGAATATTTCCTATTCACTTCTGGAAATTCAATTTCTAATACACGCAACAACTTATAATGCCGACTAAAAGCATTCCATGATTGAAACTTAGTCAGATGTTTTCTAGCTCTTTTGACCAATTCTTTTAATTTTTCTTTTCTCATGTTTATTTCTTTTTAAACCGCCTTTCAAAAACTCTATCAATAAAATCAATATTTTCCCGTATCTTTAGAATCTCAAGACGTTTAACATTCTCCACGCATTCCGCCATCAAAGGCTCGGGGATATTCTTGCTAAGTTTCTTAAGATCCTCTGGAAGGATTATCATCACTTTATTTTTATGGTCTAGTTTCGCGCTCATTTTCCGCCTTTGATAATTCTGAATACATTTTGTATTCTGTTATTTGTGTCAACCTCAAAATTAATCATATCACTTTCCTTATAACTTTCAAGATGCAAAACGTCTTGCAAACCGATTTTAGGGCATCTATAGATCCAATTCATAAGCCAACGATTTCTATTAGTTTCTCCCGATTCAGTTTGAAACTTTGCAACTAATTCTAAAATACCTTGTGAAAGGGCCTTTGAAATTCCAAAATGCGATCCGAAACTCCAGATAGGGCTAGCATTTTCCTTAGTTCTATTAACCGCTAGAAACCCGCAAACCCATGCAGGGCCGGAATTTGGATAGAAAAACATATAAACATCGTTTTCCTGTAACAGATAGAAAGGTATTTTTCTCCTTAACCAATTATTAGATCCAACAATTAGCATTGGAGACTTACAAATAATTGTATACTTAGATACAATTGAAACTTTGAATTGATCGTATTTAGTTTCCGACTTTGTTAACAATTCTTTAGCGGTTTCTTTTTCATAAGCCGCTATAAACTTAACACCATTTGATGCAATCCAAATATTTCCTTCAGGCGTTCCATATTTTACGCATTTAATTTGATTTTCTTGTTTCATTTTATCGCCTTTTGAATGCGTTCTAAAATTTCTTCTGGCTCAATGTAAAACTCATCTTTCCAGTAATCATAATCATGATAATCATCTTCAAAATGATTAGTTTGTTCTATAAATCCAAAATTACTAAGTATTTGTCCAAATCTCAAATCTGGATATTTGTTTACAAGCTTAGACAATTCGTAAACAATCTTTTGATTTATCTCTTGTCTATTTTTCATAGTTTTTTCCAATACGTTTCAATAAGATCTGCAATTTGTTCAAATGTATCCCCGTTATCATTTAGCCCTGATAATGCGGTCTCAGGCATAGCAGAATATTTAAATTCCCCGTTTGCAGTTTTCATTCCGGCCCATTTTTGAACAACAAGCGGTAAAACTTCATTTTTTCTTTTATTCCGTGACAAATTCATGTAGTTTTTCTGATTGGGCGACAATTCACACAATACACCTAAACAACAATGCCCAATACCATCCTCATTTCTAAGGACACTAGTAGTTTGTCTATATTCACCAGATCTAAGTGCCTCAACCCATTTCATTGCAATTGATTTTTTCACACATTTCCCTTTAAGTTTGAAATCATTTCTCTAACTAAATATCCTTTTGTTTTATGAATATACCAAACCCATTTCAGTCTATACAAAGGGTATTCAAATTTTTTATTCATTACTTCAGGACATACATGAGTGCGTCCTTTACAGCCGCATTCCAGTTTTTTTAAATCTTTTCTCTCACTTAATTTCATAACATTTTCCTATGGGAACTTAAAGCTCTTATCTCTTCTTGAGGTGTCCTACTATTGGTCTTTGAGGCGGCTAATCAAGCAATTTTAAAGACCTCATCGGACCAATGTTTAAATTATTTAGGCAAATTCAAAATACGAACTAAAACCCGTAAAGCCTCATCTTGTCCAGAAACTTGCCACCATGTATTGGTTACAGTATCATCATAGCTCGGGTTATTAGTTGCATTAAGCGTTCCAAGATATCCTGTAATGCAATCACTTGACTGATAAAACCCTACAACTCGACTATCCTGACGTTTAGCATGCCAAGGCCCAGTTTGAAGGGAAACACATTCATTCAAGTTAGATACATAAATGCGCTTATCTGCTCCCGGACTAATAGCTACAGGAAGTTGTAGATTAGTTTGGATATTTTGTACTTTTCTCAATACTTTAATTTGCCCAACAATTCCTGTGGTTGTTGCCCAAAAAATAAACCCACTAATAACCAACGCCATTAAAACTTCCAAAAGACTAAACCCCTTGTTATTCATATTCACCTCACAGGAATACTAATGCATTCTGCATACCAACTCTTTACAAAGCTATTAAATTGTGTTATTTGTATATATAGTATACATAATATAAAAATATATTAATATATATAATACTGTTATATACAATACAGTAAAAAATTTATAGGCAGTTACAAATAACAGGCGGATCTCAATAACAGAATGTCTTTTAAATACGTTATAATAGCTTGTATTGAATAGTTATGGGTAAGAATATGGGTATATATGGGTTTAGTGAAAAGAAATGAATAGCGGGCAATTTAAAGCAAATTAAGAATACCAATCCAAAGAAACGTGATAAATACAATAAAAGTTATATCATGAAAGTGACGCACATTTGTATCTTTCAATAGCTCCACAATTACAGCCATCTTGGAGTAAAGATATTAAATCGCAACTGCATGATTTTTCTGTCGTTTCAAACCAATCCAAAACTTCGAAAAATTCAGGTAAATCGCGCCAATAATTAAAACTTTCTTGGTCAAGCCAACATTGGAAACTTAAATATTCAATTTGATTATTAACAAATCGAGTTTCTCCAGTTGGAACAACAAAAACTTCGCCGTTTCCGCGCTGAGATTGGAAAACATGAGGAATTCCAGGTTTAATAAACTTTTCAACATACTCTTCTTTAGAAAGTTTAAGCATTTATCGCTCCGGATCAAATAGATATTCAGCTGCGTCAATATCATCGCCAGGACATTTTTTATGCTCACAATACATACAAATGTAATGATCATATTCATGTGGGAAACATTCTTGGCATTCTTCTTGTGGGGAAAATTCACCATCTTCACAAGCGTTACAATAAAATTTTTTCTTCACTGGAAAATCCCATCCTTTTTTCATCGGGCAAAGCCTAAAGCAAAATATAGAACATAAAGTCATCCACAAAAACCATGTAAGACACACCACGGGGTGTTGGCGCTGGTCAGTCCTTGCCTCACCAACAGAGAGCGTTTCCTTCAACGCCACCTCAATTTCCTTTGTAAGTAGTTGATAAGCTTGATCCATCAACTTTCGTTCGCCGAAAGAAAGATCCTTAGTATTCCGTTGTTTCAAAGCAACGTAAACTTTTGCAATATTCATAGCATCGTCGTTAGTATGAATTAACTCCATATATTCCCGATAATACAGTTCGTCTGATTTTCCAAACGCTATATAAGTTATAATGCGTTCGGCATCGGCTTTACTGATAACTTTCCTAATTCGTTCGGACGCATTTTCTAGCGGGCAGAATACTTTTTTTGACCCTCCGTTATCATAAATTTCGACTACATAAAACGATGCCCGCTTATTTTCGAAGTCTCTAGTCTCTATACTAATAACTTTGCCAATTCCGTGCGTTTTATGTACTACCGTTTCGTTAATTTTAAACATTATTCCTCCTCATATTGATATGAGCAATCGTGGCATGTTATTTGCATTTCCGGGCCTTCGTTAGCAATATTATCCGATAAACATCTCGGACAATTGTCTTTATTATTCTCCATTTCCTACTCATACTCATATTGTGCTACACTCTCCGCGCATGATTTACAATACTTAAGACCATCCCAATCATTCGCAGTATATATCTGCCTATATTGAACAGTTTCAGAACATCGGGCACAATCCATAGATCCCTCATTCGGACATCCCGTTTCATGACAATTCAAACCATTAATATTTAACATTTCACATTGATACCCATTGTTAAAGCCCATAACAGAGTTACAATCATTCCCATAGTAACGTCTAATTCTCATAACTATTTAAACTCTCTTTCGAATATCAAGGTTATAACCAATCCCTTCCAATTCGCGTTTCAAAGCCGCGTATTCTTCAGGTTTGGCAAGATCCGTGATGGAAAGACAATGTTTATAATGCGCGGCGGAGTGTTGTCCAATATGCTGATAAGATTCATAATATTCTGGATCTGCATAGTTATTTTCATATGGGAATAAAACTAATAGATCACCATTATCTACATATTTTCGAAATACAGCATTAATAACTTCTTCGATTTCGATAACTAAAGCTTTAGATACCTCATTTTCTTCTCCCTCACACGGACAACTAGGATCGTAACAGGGATCTCCGCTAGTATTATTTTGTAGATGGTTTAGGATCTTTTTTAGTAGCTCTTTAGTCATAGTATTCTCCATAGAATGTTATAGGGATTGTATAAGGTTTGGTGTTATTGGATTGGGGAGTGTTGTATATGGAGTATAACCAATGGGTTGCACTCTTATTCCCCTCTCTCAACTACACCTCACTAACTCTATTCAGTTTCCTAATAAACGCCTCTCCCTTATGCTCTTTATTCCTAATAACGTATTCAATACCACGATCTTTCAACGCCTGAAGAAGCAGCCCCGCATCAAAATCCTCCTCTAAGAAGTATGATTTACGGGTGAAACTGTAATAAGAGTATTCGGAGATCTTATCCTTAATACCAAGCTGATCAACTATAGTCTCCGAAACTTCGATCCAGCCATGTTCGGGATCAACGTGGTACGTGAGAATTAGTACAATTGACTTATCCATTATTCACCTTAATTAAGTTTAGTTTGTGTCTATAATTAGACAATTCTTCTTTTAACAAAGGGAGCATGGTTTTGACCAACTCGAGACCATTCTCAGCTTGATATTTAGCCCCTATAATATCTAATTCTAGAAGCGCGATCATATGCTCTATAAATTGTACTGATGTTGACTTATCCATTGTGTACTCCAATAATTTTAGTTAATAACCCATTGTACGGAGATCTTATCTAGAATACCTAATTGATAAACTACAGTTGTGAATTATTCTTCACCTTTGGATTTCGTGTTCACGTATCCGAACGGTTCCCCGTATCGATTGACCTTGATCACTCTCGGAAAGCAACCGGATCGTTGCATATAGGCTTCAATTAAGGCATTCCGCTCGGCAACCGTCTCATATAATTCAGGTTTCACGACGACCTTGCCTGCGTCTTGATCGTATACATGCCCCTCGTCGTCTACAATTAGGGCAGACCCCTCTGTGGTTGTTAAGGCATGATGCTTCGGATCATAGTAGACGCAACGATCGTCAAGGTATGCTTTGAAGGCTTCCAGATCAAAGCTTTCAGGTGCCTGATACCGCGTCCAACGGTGATACCAGTCGTCTCCGTCTACACTGGTCAAGGCTTTCGATTCGTCAAGGGCTTTCAAAGCAGTTTGAAGATCTTGATTTGCGTCGAAAGCTTCATCCCACGTGGATTGCAGCATAGTTTCGACGTCCGAAACACGCGCACGAGCGTCCTTTGATACCTCTGAAACGAATTGATTTGCTGATTCAAGGGCTTGCTTCAAACTTTCGATCTTGGAATTCATTGGATCCCACCTTTCATTTTAATATAATGCACGGTCGATGCCACTTCTACAATGCGTGCCAAATGCGTTATAATGCCCTATAAGTATACAGTTATAGAGAATACATAGGAAACCCTGCATGTTACAGAATGGACAGCTGTATTGACGTTATACAGTGTAGTTGGTATGAATATTGCAGGGCAGAATTAATTGGTATGGATCTTGCAAGGGGGAAAATTCCCTATGTTATATAGTATACACTTCGTCTTATTCCTCTATGCTATCATGCACTTAGCTCTGCTGTCAGGATTGTGACAGGGTAGATTGTGGTGTTTGGTATAAGTCATTGGAATGATTGGGGATTTGGTTGGTATAGGAATTGCCTTCGGAGGCAACTACCCGGAAATTCCGGATGGTTCAAGCAGAAGGGAGTTGTTGACCAGTTAGTGTTCAGGATAATGGACACTACTAGGGTGCCAACGTTCACGTTAATGGACATTACATGAAGGATCTCAACAATAACAAGAAGCCCCGAAAACGGAAACCGGGTCAAGGGGGGGGGGGGGTAGGGATACTTTTAGATTGCGAATGCACTTGCCATTGGTTCTCACGCTCCAAAGTAAAATCTGAATATAGAAACACTTTTGTCACAAAACTTACCTATAATTTGTGACAGAACTACTGCCTACCCACTCAATAATATTAACAACTAAATATAGAAATACCTAAAATGTCGAACCACGAGAAAAAAATAGAGCAATACTTTTTTCTGGAAAAAAAGACTATAGAAACCATAGAAACAATTCTTTGTCCTGGTGTTATAGGATTTAAGAATTTAAGAGATGATACGGCATGGTTTTCCATATCAAAAAATATAGGGGAATCCCTTTTAAGAAACCTTAAAAAAAGAGAATACACAAATATTTTCTTATACCCTTGTCCTAAAAAGTCTTATTTACAAATTAAGCAAGACTTTATTGAAATTTGTAACCTCCATAAAAAAGAAGGCTGGAAAATAACAAACCGACAATACAAACTAAGAGTTAGGGCACAGATCGAAGAAGACTTTAGGGATAATACTAAATACCTTGTATATGTATACCTTTGTGGGTATAATGCTGTAATTAAGGTTTTAGGGGTTTTTTTTAATATGGGGGAAGCCAAGGGCCTGATTAGGCACATAGAATTGAATGGCGGCGATTATAACGCATCTGAGGTGTATTTAAAAGAGACTCAGAAGGGTATAATGGAAGAGTATAAACAATTCTCACTAAAGGGGGAATATGAGAAGTTATTTAAATAAGCTGTTAGTTTTCTCACTATTGTTACAATTAGGTTGTATTGTGTTTCTATATGTGTTATACTGCGATTATGTAGAAGAGAATAAGAGGTTATGGGTTCGTATAGCTATTCAGAAGGATAGGGCGGATAAGCTAGAAATGGCTATTAAGAGTATGTGCCCGGAATGTAGGACGAGATGAACTTAAACGAAGAAGTAAGGTTTTATATGTGCGGGGTTGATTGGCAATATGAGCTAGGGAAAGCCGCAGATGGAACTATTTTATATCCTTCAGTTAATAGTTTGAAAAAATATAGGAGTTGTTGGAAGGAATGTGGCATTGTTGAAATTACTATTAATGTTTCCCAGTTGAAGTGGATTGAACCTCAAGATTTTTCAAAAATAGGAAAGTAAATGACGGTTAAAGAATTAATAAAGCTATTAGAACCCCAGCCGCAAGATGCCCAAGTTATTATGTGCATGGATTGGACTGAGAATGTAAAACATCCGGAGAAGTATGAACAATGGGAGGATGATTTGGGAGAAGTGGCTAGTACCCATGATAGACACGGTAAATGGGGTTATCTATTAAATAAAAATTTTAAATGAAAAAAAGAATAAAAATAATTCCTAGTAAATCTGTATTTTGTGATGTTGATGATACGTTAATTAAGTGGCCGACGAAAAAAAGATCCTTTCAAGATAATCCCAAAGCCATTAAACTTAACTTCCTTGGTAATAAAATGACGGTTCTTCCTCTGGAAGAGAATATAGCGAAATTAAAGTCTTTTCATAAGAAGGGTTATGAGATTGTAGTATGGAGTCTAAGCTCTAAGCAATGGGCCGAGTATATCGTTAAAAAACTTAATTTAACAAATTATGTAGATGTTTGTTTAAGCAAGCCCGATTTTTATATTGATGATAAAGATGCGGCGGAATTCATGTTGCCCGATAAAAGAATATACCATCCATTGTTATGATCAATTTTTTTAAACAGTTTTTAAATTTTCTTCGAGTATATCCAGATACTAAAGTTATTATCTTTTATGAAGTAACATATCTTAATAAAAATCAAGACCTTATCACGATTTTTGTAATGAATAAAAAAGACTTAAAACGCTATACCCATTTGAATGAGTATAAAGCAAAACGTAAATTCGTTTGGAAAGCGATATAATGGAAACTAATAAAAGAGTATGTAAGAAGTGTATGCGAGTCCATCTACGGACGTTCTCCGGAAAATGGGGGGAGTTTAAACAATGGAGAGACGAGCATGGTTTACTTTGGAATGGTAATGTATGCGGAGCTTGTAATCGCGTCCGAGTTAGGGAAAATGTCAGAGAAAAACGAAAAATCAACACTCCGGAATCGGGAACCTAATATTGAATTTCTTTTAACTCAGTTGAAAGATTTAGACTCTATTATTGAAAAATCAGTTGATTTAATTGAAAAGCTAGAAAATAACAAAGAACTTCAAGAAATGTATCTAGACGAAGTTAAACCCTTTGTAGATGAATATAAGAGCGTTTCTAAGGAGTTGGTGCAGGATTTTATTGAGCATTTTAAATGGGAAAAGTCTATTAACAGACCGAGGAGTTTAAGATATCGAAGGATTTATAGTCAGTTAGTTTCAGATATTAAGGTCGGAAAAAACGGTTTTTGTTGACGGGCGGATATAAATCTATATGTGTCCAGGACCCGCTATGGTTCTCCATACGAATTCCAAGTCTTTCTAATTCAGTAACTAGTAAAGTTCTAGCTTCACTTGCGGTCATTGAAATTACTCTAAAGTCAACGGCCAAACCAAAAATGTGAGCAGATTTAGGAGCACCACCAACCATAGCATTATAAGATTTTCCGTGATAGGTGGATTTAGGACAATTTACATAATTTGGTCTAATCCAACAATTAACGATGATTGGCTTTCCTAAAACCTCTCTGATTAATTCCATTTTTTCCACAGTTTTTAGAATATTGTCTTTTTCTTCTTTTGATGGACTATGGTATATCTCCCAGGATGGAAGATATAGAGCGTCTTTGACAGTAAAATGCTTGCTTATCAATGACTTAGGATTATTCCAATCAATAGATGTTTTATCCATATACTATAGTTGTTAAGCCTATTTCTTTTAACAACTATATTTAAAGGTGCAAACCGCTAACAGCCGTTTTTGCGGCAGCGTTCAGTTTAACTGATATTATAAAAGAGTAGCGAGCTTAGCCTAAATTTTTTAAAGGAAAACATGAATAAATATAAAAACTTAGTGCTTTTATGTCTTTTTGTTTTAGGCTTTGGAAAAACCCTATTCTTTTCTCCATCTTTGTCAGATGTTGGAATAGTGCTAGTTTTAGGATTAGTATTTAGTTTTTGCGAGTATAAACAAACTGAAAAAAAGTATACTGATTTAAAAAATCAAGTAGATAAACAAGATATTGAATTAAAAGAACTAAAAGAAAAAGTAACTTCAATTAAAATTATTCAACAAGTTAAACCGAACAGTTTAGGATTTAAGTAAAATGGATATTGATGAACTATCAAAGCAGTTCACAAGCATTAAAGAATTGCGTCAATATTGTGCAAGCCAACATCATGTAATTAATGAACTCAATAAAAAAATTATAATTCTTGAAGAAGAAAAAAAACAATTAGAAGAACTTTTATCTAAATCGGTTCCGGTTATCGGCGATTCATCTATTGAAGTTTATAAAGAAGTATCCGATGAAATGACCGTTTGCTTAACTCAGATTAAAATATTACGCGAAAAGGCAATTAGAGAAGAGTTAACTTACGAAGAAGCAAAAAAGCTAGATATTTATGTAAAAACTCTTATTAGTTTAAGAGGTTGGAAAAAAGAAAAGGAAAACCCTAAAGATAAACTTACAGAAGAAGAACTTTTGGCGGTTTTAGGGGAAGAAGAAAAATAATGGCTGGTATTTCTAAAACAGACGCGCGTAACGAATTATGGAAACGTGGCGCTCTACATACATTTAAATTAGATGAAAACCAAAAAGGTTTTGAAGAAAAAATTAAGAATACTAAGGATAAAGTTGTTGTTATCCTATGTTCTAGACGTCAAGGAAAAACATACTGGGCTTTAACGCATTCAATCGCAACATGTCTAAAAGCTCCAAATGTTATTGTAAAGTTCGTTGCACCAACTAAGAATATGTTAAGGGATATTATTGAACCCTTAATGATACAGATTTTAGAAGATTGCCCGGATGAACTAAGACCGCAATACCTTAAGAATAGAACTACTTATAAATTTACAAACGGTTCTATGTTACAAATGGCCGGAACCGATAATGGTCATGCTGAGAAACTTCGCGGAGGATTTGCACATTTATGTATCGTTGACGAAGGACAAACTTGCAACGATTTAACTAATACAATTAGAAGTATTTTGATTCCTACTACGGCGACCACTGGCGGAAAGATTATTATTTTAGGAACTGCCCCAGAAGATACTGAGCATGAATTTAATTTTTTTATTGAGGATGCCGATCTTAAGGGTAACTTAATTAAGAAAACCATTTATAAAAATCCTAGAATGACTAAAGAAATCATTGAGGATATCGCGGCTTCTTATCCAGGAGGAAAGAATGATCCAGCGTTTAGACGAGAATACTTATGTGAGATTATTAAGAATGAAAAGTATTCAGCATTGCCAGAATTTACTGAACAGTTAGAAAAGGAAATTGTAAAAGATTGGAAAAGACCTCCATTTTATGATTACTATGAATCAATGGATTTAGGCGGTAAAGATCTTACTGTTGTATTATTTGCATATTTTGATTTTAGAAATGCTGTTGTTGTAATTGAAGATGAAATCATCATGAACTTTCAAGAAAAAGACCAGCATATTAAAACTCTAGTTAAAAATATTCAGGATAAAGAACGAGAAAGATTTTCTGATCCCTTGGTTCACGAAGTAAGAGAACCATATTTAAGAGTTTCAGATTTAGATTATATAGCATTAAAAGAAATTCGAGAACATAGTTATAACAAAATTAATTTTATGACGACCAAAAAAGATGAGAAGGAAGTCGCTGTTAATAATCTTCGAATCATGCTAAATAATAAAAGAATTATTATTAATCCAAGATGTTCAACACTTATTAAACATCTTAGAAATGTTAAATGGAATAAGAACAGAAAAAATGTTTTCGCTCGTTCCCCTGATTTTGGTCATTACGACGCAGTAGATGCGTTAATTTATTTAGTGCGTTCTGTTGTTTACGGCAAAAATCCTTATCCGGCTCATTATGATCTTAACCAAAAAGATTTAGTTCTTTTGGGAAATAATAATCAACCAAAGGATAATGCAGTTGAAATTTTTAGAGCAATTTTTAAAGTAGGAAAGAAATATGGCAGATAAAGATAATTTATATTTTGCGGCAAAACCTTCTTCTGATTTGGCCTGTATCTTATTAGAACGAGCCCAATCTTTTTATAGTTTTTTAAATGCAAATGAATACCTAGTTAAAGTTCTAGATAACTGGAGATATTACTATGGATTTTTTGGTAATAGTATGTCATTGGGGCATCACGTCAGTTATACTGGAGAACAAGGTGAGCTTGTATCTTTACCTGTAAACCATTATCGAAATATTGCAGAGCATATTAAAGTGATGATTACTGCTGTTAGGCCGATTATGGAAGCCCGCGCAGTTAATACTGATTATAAATCTTTAGCCCAAGCTTATCTAGCTAATGGAATTTTAGATTACTACATGCGAGAACAAGGACTTGAAGAGGCTTTAAAGTTGGCCGTTGAAATGGGAATTGCCCTTGGTTCTGGGTTTATTAAAATGGAATGGAACTCAACCGCTGGCGATAAATATGATTATGATAGTGATGCGGGAACCTATAGTTATACTGGTGAAGTTGAATTTACTAATTTATCCCCTTTTGATGTTGTATTTGATGGAACAAGAGAAACTTATAAACCAGATTGGGTACTAACTAGATCTTTTAAAAACCGTTATGATTTAATGGCAAAGTACCCCGAGCTTGCTGAAAAAATTCGGAATGTTCCAGTAAGAGATTATAATAAAACCTATCGTTTAGCGCTTTGGACGAACGATCAAACGGATGATGTTGCGGTATACGAATTCTTTCATAAAAAAACCGAATCAATGCCAGAAGGTCGCTATTTATTATTCTTGGACCAAGATGTACAATTAATGGATGCACCTCTTCCATACAGGTCCCTACCTGTTTTTAGAATTACTCCAGCTAATATCATGGGAACTCCTTATGGTTATAGCCCGATGTTTGATATTTTCCCGCTACAAGAAGCCTTAAATTCTTTATATAGTACCATATTAACGAATCAAAACGCTTTCGGAGTGCAGAGTATTTTCGTTCCTAGAGGTTCAGATATAGCCATTTCTTCTTTAGAAGGCGGCCTTAATATCATGCAAGGCAACGAGCCCCCAGTTCCGATTCAATTAACTTCTACACCTAAAGAAACTTTTCAATTTATTGAGATGATGATTCAAGCAATTGAAACGCTTTCTGCCGTTAATAGTGTAACACGAGGTCAACCGGAAGCATCATTAAAATCCGGAAACGCTTTAGCTCTTGTTCAATCTATGGCAATTCAATATATTTCAGGCTTTCAACAAAGCTATGTGAAGTTAGTTGAAGAGATTGGAACTCAACTTATTAATAATTTAAAAGATTTTGCGAAAGCGCCGCGAGTAGCTGCTATTGTTGGCAAGAACAATAGAACAATGCTTAAAGAATTTACCGGAGATGATTTAGTTTCTATTAACCGCGTTATTGTTGATATTGGTAATCCATTATCAAGAACTACAGCGGGCCGCGTACAAATGGCGGAACAGATGCTTCAAATGAATCTTATTAAAACCCCGTCTGAATATTTTCAAGTTATTAATACTGGTAAATTAGATACTGTATTTGAAAATGATTTACATCAACTTCTATTGATTAAACAAGAAAATGAAAAAATGATGGAAGGACGAGATCCTTTAGTTGCTCCTGGAGATTTGCATAGTACCCATATTAAAGAACATAATGCGGTTCTATCTGATTCAGATATCAGAGATAATCCCGAAATTACTAGAGTTGTAATGGATCATATTCAACGACATATGGATGCATTAACGAATACTGATCCTAGATTACTAATGATTATTGGTGAACAACCTTTACCTCCAGCACAACCTATGATGCATCCTCCGCTTATGGCACCAATGCCTAGACAACAAGGCGAAGAAGGCTCAGCCGCTCCAGTAATGCAACAAGAACCTGGATTATCGCAAGCAGGCGAAATGATTAATAATCAATCTTTACCGGCTCCGGCGTCTCCTCCACCGCCATTTGAGGGATTACCAACTAACCCGGCAAATAATCTTATACAAGGATAACTTATGGATGAACGAGAATTTTTTGGCTCAGTAAGAAAAGCCTTTGGAAATAATTCTGTACAAGAATCAGAAGAAGAGAAAAAACGCCGTTTAAAAGCGGAAGCTCTAAAACGAGTTAAATCGAAGTCACTTGAACCGGCTCTAACTGATTTTTTTCAGAAACAAATGGATAAATAACGATGCCTCCTATTTGGTCCAGCCTTGATGCTGCGGAAATTATTCGTGCGGCTTTTGATGAAGCCACGGGTACGTTCCGAACCACAGCTACGGCGATTATCATCGGCGGAGATGTAACTGTTGATATTGATGGCGTTTATAATGCCTTAATTAATCCAGATCCTGACAATATCGTA